AGTTCTTGCAGGCTCTAATAATAAACTTGGACAACCACTAACAACACCATCAATCATTGGATAGTTTAGTCTTGGCATATTACCACCTACTACTTCAATTAAACCATCTTTATTTATTCTTGTTGCATTAGTTGGTCTTGAAAATGTAAAATCACCTATACCACCAGCAGGTAATACTGAATATACTTTACCTGCTCCATATGCAGTTGGTAGTAAATACAGGTTTGGTTTTGTAACCATATTTTTATACTTTTATTAAATTGGTTTTATTTTTTGAATATCCATTAAGCATAGTGAATAATGTGGAGTATTTAATTCCAGAACTTTCAGCTACTTGCCTTATAGTTTCATAAATTAAATTGACCTTGTAGTAAATCACAAAAGACGTTAACTATTTGTGCTGTGTTTGGTGTATCCCCCCACAAAGTCTTGCAATATATCTCGTTTGCTATTTGTATCTACTACTTTATTGTAATAATCACTTAACTTAACTATATTCTTTTCCTTTACCTTATATGTTCCCCTGTCCTTTCTCATTATAAAACAAAACTTGAAAATCCATCTGGACTTTTATCTGGGTACATATCTCCATTTTGATTCTGATTGTATTCTGGAAATAACGTACTATTATTGCAGATGTAATCAACAAATCTATTTGTATAAAACTCTGCTCTATCCGTTATCTTAGACATCATTCTATCTACATCTGAAAAATCAACATAATCTGCTTCTTCTCCTTTATGCTTAGATATACCCCCATTATCTATTTTAAACATGGCAAATGGTAAATATTCAGCTTGTGTAAACCAAATTAACATTGGCTTAATATAATCATCTCTTAGAGCCTTATAATTAGCGTTACCTATATCATCAATAGTTCCATCTAAAATTATAGTTTGTAGCTTGTCATATAGTCTACCACCTAAATAGTTTTGTATATGCATATCTTGTGCTACCTCTATAAAATGTATTAGCTTATCTGCATCAGTATTACCACTAATGATTGACTTAGCTTTTAAATCTTTTATTGTTATAAATAATGCCTTCATCTTAGTTTATGTTTAGTAGTTTTTTAATCTTAGATAAAACACTTGGGTAAGCACCATTATCAATCATATCAATCGGTCTAATAGGTGCTTCGTTAGGGTTATTAGGTTTTGCTAATCCATTCTCATAGGCACTATCAGCGCTTACCCTACCACCTTTTTTCTTATAGACTTGCAACTCCCAATAGTGATGACAATTCTTACCACCTTTAAACTTTAATAAACTATAGTTTTGCTTATTGTGTCCTAACTCTTTGTTTACACCTCTAAAAGACATCATATTAATATCCTCTTTTCTAAACACCACTTTATTGCTTGTAAGTGATTCCATCTTCTTGCAAAAGTTTCTACTTCCATTAGATTTTCTAACAGGCATATAAGCATACCTTATCTTGTATGTTTCATTGTCCTCTTTTGACTTAGAATCAGAATACTTGATTTCAGCCATTTTAACGCTATCTTTTCCATCTTCGTATACTTCACTATGCACAAGTTCCCAATCATCGCTTAAAACCTCTCCTAAGCCTTCTAATTGGTCTATCATATCATCTCCCTCTTCATCTGAAAAGTCCTCTACTAAATCTGATGATAATTTCTCTCCTGTTTCTTCCTCTCGTCTAATCTTAGTTGCTATGTTGTCTAATTCAGTAAACTCTATAGGTTGAAGTGTTACGAAGTATAAATCCTGGTGGATATCGTTAAACAAAAGAATATCTTTTAGTCCTGCTAATATCTCGTCTTGAATAGGTCTAATAATAACATTATCCATAAGAACACTTGCTGTACGAAGTTCCTCTGCGTTGTTACCAAAACCTGTATTATCTTTAATACCTAATAAGATAGGAGATACAATTCCGTGTCCTAACATTATCTTCTCTCTTGCTTCATCAGATAAGAATTGGTATTGTGCGTGTGCATCTGGTAAATGAATAGGTTCTATATCAGCCTTAGTTTCAACACTATCATTAAATGCTATAATTGCTCTACCACTATTTGAACTACCGCTAAACTTTTCGTTAATCTTATTCTCAATTAAAGATTGTGTTTCCTCGTTAGGTACTCCATTGTTAAAGTTGATAAATAATGATGGCTGTAATCCATTTTGTATGTTAGAGATATGGTAGTTTGAAACCTCACACTCTAATTCAGCATATTGTAAACACCCGTGATAATCAGCAGGTGCGTAGTAGTAAAATCCACTTCTATAAGGTTTAAAGATGTAAAGTTCTGTTAATTGACTTTTACTACCATTCCCAAAAGTAGGGATAACCTTAGTTTTATCATTATGTTTTTTATCTTTCCATTTAGGATGATAATGATATGACTTAATAACACCATTAGTGGCTTTAGATGCTCTAAGTGTTTCCATAGGGAAGTGAGATACTTTAAGTATTTTAGTTTTATCACTATTATAGTTTAATTGTAAAGCACCCTCTCCTAACAGCTTGTAATCATTAACAAGTTTCTTTACCTCTCTTGGTCTAAGTAACTTCTTCATTCTTACATAATCTTCTGGAAATAAATCTGAATTAGTAGATTCTAATCCTCTACCATAGACCATATCTATAATACCATTAATACAACGTGCATTGGTAGGGCTATCTAAATACCTATCAATTAACTTATCAAAGTAATCATTATTCTCCCCAAAAGAAACATACTCTTTATTGTATTCCTCTTTAATCATAGGTGTTTGGTATGAAGATAAATTAATTACCCTAATACTATTCTTATATTCTTTTACTTTATCACTCATCTAAATAATGTATGTGTTATCGTCTGTTTCATCGTATGGTGTATAGTTTGGTATAGACACTTCATGTTTAATTGTGTAATCGTTTTGAGCAGTTACATAAACCTTATCCCTGTACCATAAAGAACCATAATAAACTATTTCTAAATAATATGTTTCATTTTCTGATAGAATAGAACTTTGTATAGTCATATCAACATAATAACCATTTAATGTTATAAGTGTTGGATATATTGTTTCAGTTTCTTTATCCCCATCTCTTGTTATTGTAATTACTGCATTATTGTAATCACCATAAGGAGCTACTCTGGGCATTATACTAATTGTCTGCTCTGTTGTTACAGGTAATAATACTATCATAATAAGATAACTAAAAAAAATATTTTTGTTTTATTTAAAGAAAAACCCCACCAAAAGGCAGGGTTAATCAGAGAAAAAAATTAAAGAAATATTATACTCCTTCTGTAACAGTAAATCCTGCTGCTGTCAATGTACCCTCAATGAAGTTAGCAGGAACTTTTTCCATACCTGTAAAGGTTAATGTGTAACCACTTGTATCACTCATAGCACCACCTGTAACAACAGTACCACCTGTAACATCCATACCATATTCAAGTCCAGATAAAAGGAAGTTCCCATTATTATCCTCGATTACGATGTGAGGTCTACCATAAGATAACAACTTAATTGTTTTATGGTCTTCCTTTGTTAATTTTTTTAATTGTAATTCTAATACCTGCTCAAAAGCAGTTGTTCCATTCTCTCTACTTGATTGAATGTTCTCTGTATAAGTAGACGCACCACGTACATCAAACTTATAAGCAGCAATCGCTGTTCCTACAGAAGTAATCATATCTGTATCTGTTACATCATACACTACATCTGCTATTGGCATATCTCCGTAGTTTACAAAATAAACTGCGTTAATACCACCAACACTATCTTTACAAGGTTCTAATCTACCTAATGCAATATCACAAGCCATATCTTTTTATTTGTTTTATAGTAAAAAAGGGTAAGTAGATATTATTTCTCTACCTACCCTTTTTACATTAATTATTATTTATTATTAGTTAGCAGCGTTGGTGATTCCGTAAGTTACGATATCTTCAACAACTCCATATTGAACACCTGCTGTGTATCTCATAATTACTCTAAGGTTTTTAGAACCATCTAAGTCAGCCATGTCTAAGATACGAACTTCTGTGTGGTCAGATAACAATCCTGTACCAAACCATAAGTTAGATTTTTCAGCAGCAATCATTGTGTTATCAGATAATCCATTAGCCATAAATAATTTTATACCATCAAACCATTGGATATTGATATCTTGGTTGTTTCCTTGTGCCATATAACCATTAGCACCTTGACCATTAGATTGGAAACCTCCTAAAGAACGTTTGTATGCTCTAAATACGTTTTGAGAAACGTAGATGTATAGGTCATCGCTTCCGTATAAAGCAGAAGGAATAGCGTCAGCAACTTTTCCTAATTCAGCTACTACGTTAGCAGCAGTTACAGTAGTTCCTGCAACTTCTTGTGCAGCAGGTAAGTTAGCATCAGTAGTTAATAAAGTTTCAAAACCATCAAATGAACCATCGCCATCAGCACCTTGCCAGATTGAAGTTTCAGTTGCAGCAGCAACTTTAGCAGCTACATATTGCATAATGTAGTCTTGGATGTTTTTAGGCATATTGTCAAATGCAGAGTAACCCATTTTTACTCCATCCCAATCGTTTACCCAATCTAATTTACATAATTCTAAGTTTACTTGTAACTTTTTAGGAGTAAGTAATCTTTCAGTAGATGTAATTGTAGAAGTATCTGTAAAATCACAGGTTGCATTTTTTACGATTCCATCAGTTTCTAATCTTCTAACAACTTCTTGATACTTAACGTTTGGTCTGAAAGTCAAACCACCGTTAGCTAAAGTGTTACCAGATAATAACGCAGCAGAGATAATCTTTCCTTTGTGTTCCCCTGCGTATGTAGTTGTTATACTTGTTGTAGTAGCCATTTTATTATTTATTTTTATTTATTAATTATTCATCATTCTATTAACACGCTCTGCAATAGTCATTGGTCTATTTGCGAAAGCTAAATTTGTAGGTTGTTTCTCTACATTCTCTGGAGAGTGAACTACCTCATCAATTACTTCTTCTGTCAATTCTTGCTTAGAAAGTTCTTGTGGAACTTCTTTTTGCTCCTTAGTAGTGTTATCTTCTATTAATGCTTTAATCATTGATAGTAACTCATTCTTTACTGCTGATAACTCATCTGCTGTAGCATAAACAGTAGTAATCTCTTTTTCTTCCACTTCCTTAACTTCTTTAACAGGCTCATCAGCTAATTCAACATTAGTTTCTTCAACTTGCTCTACCACTTCTTCGGTAACACTTGCTTCAACAACTTCTGATTCTTTAACTTCGATGTCTGCAACATCCGTCTTAGATAAGTGTAAAAGATTTTTAATCTTCTCTACGATTTCTGTATTTTTCATAATTTACATTTATATTAATATAACCACGCACATTTTTTGTGTCGCATTTTAACTACTTGATTTTCCACCTATAAAGCCAATTCCTTGATTCCAATAGTGTGGTTGTTTGCATTTACTCTTTTTACACTTTGTTTTTGTGTATGTATTAAGACATTTACAGTATTCTGCTCGTTTAGCCATTTATATTAGCTTTATTTAAGTTTTAGTTCTAACGAAACATCTGTAAATAATTCTCTTTCAAAACCAATAAATTCATTTTCGTTCGGGAAAGACCAAACGTATGATATTTGAGTGTCTACTGCAGCAGGTAAATCTGATGTTAGTTGTTTATAATCTCCTAAAACTAAAAACGATTCTGTTGTATTAGCAAAGTCTGATGCAGGAGCAGCAAATAAAAAGTTTAATACTACGTTTGCAGAAAAAGAGCCATCTTTATTTACTGTAAAAACAATGTTATCTAAACCTGTTGCTAATTTCATTTCTTGACTCGTCTCTATTGTGAAGATATTAGGTAATTGAAACTCTAATCCACTACGAACTATTAATCTGGTCATTATCTATTTGTTTTAATTTGTTTGTTTTTGCTTTATAATCTCTATTATCTTATCTATCAATTCATCATCTGTCAAGTCTCTATCGTTTGACATATTCTCTTTAGATTGCGAGAATACACCCTCTATACTCAATCCTAAATACTTCTTTTCCTTAACATCTTTCCATACATCTTCGTTATCTATCTTCATAACTACTGCCCAAGCACCTTTTTTAGCGTTTAGGTTGTATAATGCTGTTTTATCTTTTTCAGTATCTTCTACTATCCAAGATTCTATAATAGAAACCCCACTTGTTAATTGTTGGTGTTCTAATGTTGTATTATTGTTTCTAAGGCTTTTTAAGTACATTTCAGCACCTTTTCTTACCGTTTCTTTAGAGAATGTTATATTGTATTCATAATCGCCCTTACGTCTGTAAATAGGCTTATCTGGAACTAATGCCAAACCTATGATAATTCTCTTATCTTCATCAACAGCTTTAAACTCTACTTTATGCTTACTTAAAGCAACAAAGTTTTCTTCAATAGCAGGAGACTCCACAAGTGAAATAGCTTGTATTCCATTATCAGACTCTTCCTCATCTATAAATAATTCTATCAAATCTAATTCTTTCATAATTTTTTGTATATTAAGCTAACCTTATTATTAATTTTTGTATTATTTTAAAAACTCGCACTCCCTTTAATGTTAGCATCTAATTCTTGTTGATTAGTTATATCTCTTGACACTACAAATGCTTTTAATGGTTGTTTAAATTTGCCTTGTATAGCATCTGCTATTTGATTGGCTTGTGTGTTACCAACTAAGTTAAAATTAAAACTTCTGTCGTTTCCACCATTTGACGAGCCACTACCTCCACCTCTTACTGGTGTACTTGCTCCTGCACTTGACACAAACTTCTGTCTTGCAATAGTGGCTACTTGTGCTAAACCAACAGTTATACTTGCAAACATCGCGGGTAATCCACTTGGAACACCACCATTATTTTTTAGAGCAGCTACAGCGGCAGAATAAGTATCAACAACAGCCTTAGCTATATTTGCAGCCTTATTCATCTCAAATCTACGTTTCTCAATTTTCTCCTGCTTTTGTCTTAATAGCTCATCGTTTTTAGCTATTTCGTTTTGAATACTCTTTCTTTCGTCTTTGGATAGTTTTTCATTTAGTAGTCTTTGATTTAGCTCATTATTTATTGCATTTGTTCTGTTTTTCTCAGCAGCCAACTCTCTATCAAACTCCCCATTAATAAAACCTGTCACAGAAGATAATATTTCTTTAGCCTTAGCTGCATAATCCCTCATAGCATCTAATTTATCTTTCCACTTCTTTAAGTCAGATTTTTTATCGTCAGCTTCTTGTTTTTCTTTTTGTTTTTTAAATAACCCTTCATACAAGTAATCTAAGGCATCTAATGCTCTTTTATATGCTTTTTTTGAAGATTCTATTTGCTTTCTTACGTTTGTATCTACCTTATCATTAAATGCTATTTGTTTATTTTGTCTTTCTATCTCCGTAAGATTACCCTTAGCTACCTGTAGTTTTAAATAGGTGTCATAGTCTTCTTTAGCTGCTCTTGCCTGTTCCTTAAACTTCTCCTCATTAGCGTCTTTTAACGCCTTCAACCTATTTTTTTCGTTATCTTTTTCTGCTTTTAACTTGTCTAAACCATTCTCTGTTTGTTGTACTAAACTTTTTTTATAGTATTTAATAGTCTCTTCTTCTAAAGTTTTCAACTCTTTGTCAAAATCCTTAGGGTCTTTAAGTATAAACTTATCTTTCTTATCTTTTTTACCTGTTATTTTTTCTAACTCTGCCTCTGCTTCTTTTATTTTAGCTACATAAGCATCATAAGCATCTTTGTTATCAGACAAAGCATCTCTTTCTTTTTTTAGGGTTGATATTTTTTCTTCCCACCAATCTACAGAACCTTTTTTAGCTTTTTCACCTGTTATTTTTTCTATACTTTCCTGTACGCTATCAATAGCTTTTTGATATTCCTTCCATTTTTTAGATGTTTTAGATACTTCTTTTTGCTCTTTTTCTAACGCTGCTTTTTTATCTTGTAATGCTTTAACAGTTCCTTCTTCTTTTGATTGAGATAATTTACTTATTTTTTTATTTATATTTAATATATCATTTAATATATCTCTTCTCCTTTTTTCA